GACAGTATCATCATTGATGATCCGGAACTCCCGGCCATGAATCTTGATACGGGTGCCGCTGTAAGCACGGAACAAAACCCAATCCCCTTCCTTGCACCAAGCGCCATCCGGGAACTTGGCAGGGTCTTTATAGGCGAGTGACCCCATCTTTAGGACGAAGCCAACAACAGTTGCAAGAGATTCCTTTTCCCGCACCTGTTCCGGCAAGTAGATGCCAGAGTCCGTCTTTTCCTCAAGCTCAGGAAGAGCAATCAGAAGCTTGAAGCCAGCCGGTTGAGGAAGCTGAGTTGCCCCTCGAACAGCATCTCCGTCCGGCATCTTGATATCAACGTTAAGCATGGTAGTCCTTTGAGCGCACTGTTAGGGTCGTGCGATACCCTGCACCCACAATGGGCGATTAGTCCTGCCGACTGAGGCGTTCCTCTAGGTCAAGCAGTTCTCTTTCGGCTTTCGCCAAACCCTCAATAACACCAACCTGATGCCGATAATCGGCCCAGTCAACCACACCGCCAGTAGCAATGTGGTCTGCGTGGATGTTCATCATCTCCCGGAATTTCTGACGAAGAAACTCCAGGACGTTTTCCTCGGAAGCTGGCATCACTTGCCCTTCATCAGATCAGCGCCAAGACGCATGGCGTCGAGCTTGATCTTTGCGTTGTCGTAGTCGCCACGCTGGTCATTGGACTGCTTCTGGGACATTGCCTTGATCCCGGCATTGACCCCAGCAATCCGCTCCTGAGAGGCGATCCGCTCAAGTTCAATCTGCTGCTGACGCTGACGCGCCATCTGGTCGGCGCGATCCTTGAGCGTCTTCCTCTGGATTTCAGCCGCCTTGTTCTGGGCGTCCTGCATCTGAGCCTGGACAACAGGGTCCTGCATCTTCTGCTGGATTTCCTGCATCTGGGCTTCGGCTTGGTCCTTCTGGAGAAGCTTGCCAGCCGCGTCTGCAATCAGCTTGGAGAGGGCAACCTCAATGTCTTCGGGCAGATGTTCGTCAGGCGGCGGCAGTTCGACGCCAAGCTGATCCTCGATCTCACGGCGATACTGGAATCCAATATGCTCTGCGATGTGAGCCATCGCCGCTGCCTGGATTGCAGACGCCTGGGGCGACTGCCCCACAAGCTGAAGAATCTTCGGGTCCTGCATCGCGGCCATGTGGACCTTAATGTGGGCTTCGTGATCTTGGTACAGAAACGCCTTCACGGGCTTACCAGACAGGATCGCCATGTTCTCAGAGACAGGGTCCATCGGCTTCTTCTCATCCGTGCTAGGGATGATCTTACCGGGGTCCTGAATGCCAAGGACAGTCAGCATCTGTCGATGAAGCTCGGGCAGATCGTACATCTGTGGGGCCTGAGCGGCCAACTGAAGCGCCGCCTGATACTGAACCACTCGCTGCGACAGAGAGGCAGCATTCGGGTCGGTGACGGGGATGACATCAATTCTGCCATCATAATCATCGGTGCGAGTCGCACCCATGTCCGTCTCGTATTCGTAGTTACCCTTCATGTGGACGCGGATGATATCCACCAGAAGATCAAGCTCGTGCTTCATCGAGGCATGAAGACGCGCCTGCACGGCAGACATCACCTTCATCGCTCGCTCCATCAGAGCCAGCGTCGTTCCAACGGGGGCGCTCTGGTTGGCGTCACCAATCTGAAGATCAGCAATCGACGCAAAGCGACGGCCTTCCTCAACCAGCGTACCCAGGAGGCCAGCGAGAACCTGAGACGGCTCCTTGTAGGGCAGGAAGGTGATGTTGTCCTTAATGGCTCCGGACGAGATATCCACGTCCCGGAACTCGCCCGGCATCAGGGGCGTGCTGTCGCCTTTGATCCGAAGGCCGCGAGACTTCAGGCCAGCAGGAAGGTTGGCCAGCGTGCCCGCATCCACAAGCTGACGCAGGATCGACGTAGCAGACTTGGCAATGCCGCCGACGAGATGAATCAGACCGAACGGGTAGAAGCCGAAACCAGGGATATACCCATACTGGACGAAGTGCTGACGCTTCAGCTTCAGTTCGTCGTCCTGCTTCCAGTTCCGGTAGATCGACAGGATCACGCCCGTCGAACGCTCGACCGTCACGACATAGGGAAGAGCGATGCCGGTCGGCTCGCCATCCTTGCCCACGTCCTCGTAGCCAGGAAGATCGAGATCGATGTGCATCTCCAGCAGCATGTGCCGGTCATCGGTATCGATCTGCTCTTCACCAGCCAGCTTGTCCTTGGTGCGTTGAATCTCGTTCCTGTCAGGAACGGGCTGAGAGAGATCAACGTCCCGATAGAAGCCCATGACCTGAAGCTTCCGAATCTCGTTCGGGTGCTTCCGCATGATATGCGTATAGCGATTGGCGGTCTGGAGATCGGATGCCCCATAAGGGGCAACAAAGTCCTCAGCCGGGACATAGATCGACGCCGGGCGACCCAGTGTCGGGTCGAAGTACACCTTCTTGAATGCTGCCCCAGCCAACGGAAGAGCGAACAGCATCCGCTCATGCTCGTTCCTGTACTCGGACATCTTCTCGGTCAGGATGTAGTTCAGGTCATTCTTGACCCGCAGAGCCTGCCGCTCGCGCTCAGGAGTAATCCTGCCCACAATCTTGGTCTTCACGGGACCCCCAGCAGGGAAGGTCTCCATGATAGCCTGCGACTGGAAGCGAACTGCTGCCTCAGAGAGAATGGGATGGAAGACGCCGCACGCGCCCGGCCAGGGGCTAGAGCGGTCCTCGATCTTCAGTCCGAGGAGGTCGAGGCCCTTCTTGTATGTGTCTTCCCAATCTTCCCTGGAGCGGCTGTCAGATTCAAAATCATCCAGGAGTTCATGGCCCAGAGCGCCAAGGTCGCTCGGGTCCATGTGTTCAGCCAGATTGTCATGGAACCCCGGCATCATCTCTTGGGAAAGCTCAGGCCCAAGAATGACCAGAGCGCCACCGTCTTCCGTCTCAATCGAGACAGCATCCGGATTCAGAATCTCAACCTCAAGGCCGCTGTCGGAGGGATTACCCAGCGGGTTCATCGCTTTATCAACAGCCACGGCCAATCCCCTCAGTAATAATCTGCACGACGCGGAAGCTCAGGCTCATCATCATAGTCAGACGGCAGTCGGACGAAACCACCCTGCCTGTATCTCATGAGAGCCATAATCACCGCGTCAACATAGTCATCGTGAGCCCCATTCGGGAAAGAGGCGCATTCCTCAATAACCTCATCGGCCCATCGCGTCTCGGGCGCCCACACTATACCAGAGGCAAACATATCGCTAACGCTATTTGCCCGCATGATCTTGTCGCCGGAAGCTCGCGTCGGGGTAAACTCCGACACAGGAATCCCAATCTGACGAAGCTCATGGATCAGAGGCAAGCCCGAAGCCTTGCCTTCGACCAGCATCGTATCCGGCTGCCACTCCTTATAGACCTCCAGAGCCCGCTGCTTCAGGTCCGGGAACTCCAGACGATCCTTAAAGGCGTCGAGGAGAATAATATTCTGCCCCTCGACTCCAGAATCATTCACCTTGTTAAACACGCCCCAGACAGTGAAGGCGCTGTAGTCCGAGCGATTGTTCTTGGTGAAGGCGGTGTCGGCAGATATGATGATGTATTCGCACTCGGGCGGGCGGCCCCGATCCCAACGCTTCCACCACTCTCTCTTGAGAATGGCTCCCTCAGCATTGGTCGGCTGCTGCTGATACTGAGCATTCCACTTGTGGGCGGGCAGTTCTGACTTCAGCGCCTGAAGCGCCTCGATCTTCCAGAACTGGGGCCACAGAGAGTTTCCCGATGGCAGAATGGCGGGAAGCTCAATGACCTCCCACTCAGACTCCCCATCTCCCCGATCCATTGATGTCTGAATCAGACGGCCTGTCAGGTCTCGCTTGCCCCATCGAGTCATAACAATCACGATGCGGGCATCCGGCTGAAGGCGCTGCCGAGGACCGGACGTGTACCAGTCGAACGCCTTGTCGTAGATCGCAGGATCATGAGCGGCCAGAATGGCCTCTTGCTCCGTGTGCGGGTCATCAATGATGAAGAGGTCCGCACCCTTACCGGCAATCGCACCACCAACACCCACGGCAAAGTACTCGCCGCCCTTGTTGGTCGCCCAGCGACCGGATGCCTTGGAGTCAGACTGAAGCTCTACGTCTGGAAAGATTTTCTGGAAGTCTTCAGTGTCCAGAAGGTTCCGGACCTTCCGACCAAAGTTCACTGCCAACTCAGCCGTGTGGGTGGCCTGGATGATCTTCTTGTCCGGGAAGTTCCCCATGAACCAAGCAGGCAGGAGGAAAGACGCAAACTCCGACTTCGTGTGTCGGGGCGGCATGTTGATGATGAGCCGCTTGCAGTCTCCGAAGAGAACCTTCTCGAAGGCTTCTGCCATGATCTTGTGGTGGGCGCCGTCGATAAAGCCCGGCCACATCTGTCGGACGAACGCCAGAAACTTCTTCCTGGAAGCCTCCCGGCCCTTGGCCAGTTCCAATTTCTCCACAAGCCTTAGCAGTTCTACCTGCTCAGACTCGGGAAGCTCTTTGATCTTGGGCAGAATGTCTTCGAGGTTCACGAAAAAAGGCCCCCATTGCTGGGGGCCAAGTCACACTCACGGAGAGACTGAACCGTCAGACGACGGAGGTCCGAGCCCATTCCATCAAATACTGCCCCAAGGGTCAAGGAAATCATCAAGCGGCCTTCTCAATGACAGCGAGCGAACGCGCTCGCCTTGGCAGAAGTTCCAGATGGCCGCGCTCAACGAGCGCATCAATCATCCGCTTCACACCAGACTTGGACGCAATGCCAACTGACTCACCAATCTCCTGATAGGATGGTGAGTAACCCTTCTCAGCACAATACTTTTTCACAAACTCCAGCACCAAATGCTGCTTCATGGTCACGCCAAGTTTGCCCGAAGGGTATTTCCTGCCCGACATCCTACTTACCCTTTGCCTTGATAAGCAAACCCATATGTCCATCGGCCAAACGCTTCTGAGACATCAGAATGTGCCCATCCCGATGAAGACCCCTGGCGTCAGGCACGCTCACAACAGCATCCGGGATAGAGACCCAGCGAGAAAAGCCAGCGCCATGAACCCCAGAGTACTGAGACTCGGCAATCAACGTCCACGTCTCCGGTATCTTCATCCTAGGCTTCCCCAAACCTTCGGAACAAAGCATATCCAAAGCCGTGACTAAGCGCAATTCTGCCCCAGAACCAAGGAGCGAGCGCCATCTTAGGTAGAATGAGGGAGCCAGAAATGGGTCAAAACCCCGGCAAAAGCCAACCAGAGGGGGAAATCAGCCGTTTTTGCGATATCCCCGGCCTGGGTATGGGACCCAAAAAGGGAAGGGGGTGGGTCTCTGGGGAGAGAATGGCTGAGGAGGGGTGGGGAAATGAAGGGGGAGGAGGCTATCAAAGGTTATGGGATCGTTGGAGTGGAATAGTATGTATAGGCGGGCGGGTACGCGATGCTCGAACGGGGGTGTGCCCGGTGGGTGGGGTCAGCAGGACCGGCCTTTCATCACCGCCCGGCCTGCCAAGCCCCTGTTTTTCCCCGTTTTAGACCGCAACCTCCACCTCGCGCGATCTATCTAGACCGGCAGCCTCAGCCCGCCTTTGCCAGCATGGCCCTAAGCTTGGCCTCTAGCGTGGCGGCTAGGTCAGCCGGTGCAGCCTCTGCCGGTTCAGTGGCAACCCGTTCACGGAAGGCGCCGACAACATCCAGCTTGCCCAGTAGCTCAAGGGCGCGAACCCTGGCGGCGGGCGGGCTATCGGGATCGGTTGACTCAGCGTGCAAGCGTTCGATGACGTGTTGCCTGATCCGGGCGGCATCAAGCGATGTTTTCGCCTGCCTTTCCATAACTAGCTGGTTAACCCTTGCGGCGATCACGGGGTTTGCCATGAGGCGGCAAGCCTCGGCATGGACAGTGGCCGGTGCCATGTTGGCGGCGTCATATGCGGCCCGGTAGGACACTGCGAGGGTTTCGCCACGGGACCCGACGCCTTGTGCAAAAGCCTCTTGCTTGGCGGTCAATCCGTTTGCGTCTTTGCCTTGCCCATTGGCCAGGGGGACGACAACCCTATCGGGGGATGCTGCCACAACACGAAGGGCAGGGGGTTTGCGCTTACGCTTCGTCTTCTCTCCCCTAGGCTTATCGGACACGGCCACCTCAAGGCGGCTTGCGCCGCTTGCTTCAGGAACAAACCGGGAACGCTCTCAGCTCCCCGATCTTGCCGCCCTATGCGGCCCGGCCATCCTACCAGCACGCCGGGGCAGCACACAACAAAACGATGGCGCAACCATAGGTCTAACCCATTGAGACATCGCACAACGCATTGATGTGGATCGTAACCCGTTGAAATCGCACCATGAAAAAAAATATCAGACAGGCGTCTTTTTTGTGTTGACCCGTCCGAAGCGCACCTTTAGAAGCATCTCCAGGCACGGACCACCTCACGGAGGACCCCGGCGCCACCGCTCTCTGAAACAGTGAATAAGGGCACAAGCATGATGGGCGGCTAGCAACCGCCCCCATGCAGAGAGCCACCACCGGATAGCGCAATCGGTCAGCAGCAGCGCGATAATCTACACGGGCAGGGCGTTCCTGTCCCGGAGTAGGGACCCGAGTAAACATGACAACTCAGCCTAGGGGGCAGACATAAGCGCGCCGACACAAGATCGTGAGCCGGTCGCCCTAGGTGGTAGGGAGCAATTGAGCCGCCCGAGACGTAAGCGCGCCGCCCGCATGGGCGTGAGCCGGTCAAGGGTGGCGCTGCACCGGGGGTCATGTGGTCCGGCGGGGATGCGTCCCCGCCTGCACCGGCAGCCTGCCGCATCGCGCGGCGCGCTGCTGATGCAGAGGATCAGAACATGGACGGCAAGAAGATCGTTCAAGATATCCGCCACGCTGAACGCTGCCTGAAAGAGGCACGCAAGGCGCTGAGGGACGGAAATAGCGAGGCGCTACTTCAACGCCTCTCCCTAGTGGCACAATACGCCGCCCTAGCAGCGCACAACATGCCGGAAGATCAACCGGGCGTGCAAACACTGAGGGAAGCATGGAGCCCGGCCAGCAGGGCATGCGATGAGTCAATGAAATGGAGATAGCGGCCAGCCAGAGGCTGGTGCGCCCGGAACCGTAGGACAACGGAGGGAAACATGAACGAAGTGTGCGAGCTATACGTGGAATACCTAACGCCCCCGTCCTACTGGGCAGAAGATTACGAACCTCCCTTCATGGGGGAACCCGGCTTCTACGTGTCCTCTAACGGGGACGTGGTTTCCGGGCCGTATGACACGAAGGCAGAGGCAGAGGCGGAACGCCGCTACCTGATCAGCCTCACGGCGGAATAACTGGTGCGCCCTGCCGGGCGATATCTGACAGAACAACCCAACAACGGAGAGGCAACCATGTATCAGGCGATTCAGACAAAGTTTCTCGGCCCCACCAACTTCCGGGGCGCCCGCGTGAAGGCAACCGCCGACGCTGGCAGCGTTACAGTGTCATGGGATTACGCCCTTGGCATTTACGAAAACCACAAAGCCGCCGCCGTCGCCCTGGCGAACAAGTACGGGTGGAATACGAACATGCTGGGCGGTTCCCTGCCCGGCAAGGGGTACGCCTTCATCCAAGTCTGACGCCCCGGCTTCCCACCGCCTTTGCGGTGGGTTTCCCGGTCGCCAGTGGCGCCGACACTTCAACACCAGAGGAGCATGGACATGCCTCGCAAGGCACGTTTTGCCACGCCCGCCGACGCTGAAAGGTGGGCAGTAAACAAGGGCGCCCCGGTTCGCGGATCGGGGCATTCGATCACCAGCGCCACCCGTGGACTGGTGCGCTTTTGGCTAACCGCGTCTGGCATCCCGTCTGAAAGGGCCGTGCTTTTCAGCGTCGGGCAGATGACCGCCGCATGGCATGACCTCAGCGGCGCCGCCCTGGCAGCACTGAAGGACGGCAACCCCGTCCCCAGCCCGGTGCCAGCACCCACCCCCACCCCGGCGCGCTTCAAGCCCGAGGACTTCCCCATCCCTGTCAAGAACGAAAAGGACACTGCACCCGTGAACACGAACGATCACGCCGCCGCCCTCGACGCCCTCAAGCGTATCCTGGCGCCGGATGCCACCCCGCTGGATGAAAACGCGGTGGTCGAGATTGTCACCCGACGCATGGGCGACACGGTGAAGGCTGCCGTGAACGACGCCGCCGACAAGGCCCGGATGGACCTCTCCGACCTACTTGAGGAAGCGCGCTCTATCGTGAACGGCGCGCCCCGCGTGCTGCGGATCGAGGTGGCCGGGCGTATTAAGGAAATGCCCGCCACGCCCCGGCATTGCATGTTCGACACCTTCCTGGCGATGGTTATCGCCAGCCGGTTGACGGGTGGGCAGATGCCTATGCTGGTCGGCCCGGCGGCTGGTGGCAAAACCACCGCCTGCGAGCAAGTCGCAACGGCCCTGGGCCTGCCCTTCTATTCGGACGGCGCCTTGACCGGGAAGCATGAACTGACCGGCTATAAGGACGGCGCCGGGCAGTATCATACCACCCCCTTCCGCCAAGCGTTCGAGCATGGCGGCGTCTACCTCATGGACGAATTGGATCGGTCGGACCCTAGCGTTCCGCTGACCCTCAATTCTGCCCTCGCAAACGGGTTCATGTCTTTCCCCGACCGGGCCGAGCCGGTGCGTCGTCATCCGGACTTTGTCCCCATCGTCGCGGCCAACACCTTCGGGCGGGGCGCCGATCGGATTTATGTCGGCGCGAACCAACTGGACGGCGCGACCATTGACCGCACGGCCCCGCTGGTTTGGGATTATGACGAAGTGCTTGAGCGCGCCCTT